TCAGCAACGGTTTTTTGGGCTTCCTCCCACAGGGTCTTGTACTCGCCGGACTCGGCAAGTTGTGTGGTCTTGGCCTGTTCCTGTGCCTGCTGGATGGCGTCGAGTTGCTTCTGGAGGTTTTCGCGGTTTTCGCGGTCCTTGCGGCGCTCGTTAATGAGTTCTGCGTTTTTTGCTTTGACGGCTTCCAGTTGAGCGGCCAGATCGGAGCTTTCAGCCACAGGCTGTGGGGCAACGGGTTCCACGGGAACCACTGGTGCTTGCTGTTCTTCAGGCACGGGTTGTGTAATACACGGACGTATCTACCTTACTAGAAGATGAGGATATTGCGGCGTCGAGATGTTTTACTGAACGAGGGGACCGGTCCGGTTAGCTGGAAGATTCCAGGCAAAACAGGTAGGTCGAGTTTTCTAGGGACGTACAGGTCGACGTCGGCCCCGGTCAACGTGTAGTTGCCTGGGGTTACTGTTATATTGTAAGTGCGCTTTAGTGTTACATTTTGCCCGGTGAGGGCGAACGTGCCAGGGTCTGGGTATAGGCGGTGGCTTGCGGCGGTTGTTGCCGGGTTGCCTGTTAGCAGGAACTCGCCCCGATCAACACTGATTTGTCGATTACCGCCGACTACAAAGGTGACTGGGTTGCCGACAAGAGCGAAACTTCCGGTAGAGACGGATAGAACGCGGTCCCTACTGAAGGTGGCGTCATTGCCTGTGAGATTGAACGTTCCAGTGGCGCACTGGATGGTGCGGCCAACAGTGAACGCGGCAGGCTGCCCTTGGAGAGTGAAGGTGCCTAGGTCTGCCTGGAGCGCCGATGTCTTCGCAAACGTGGCTGCGTTGCCCGTTAACGCGAAGGTGCCGCGGATCGGGTCGATCTCGTAGGCACCAAGCTCGGTAAGAGCTACCGGGTTGCCGGTAAGTGCGAAGGTGCCACTGACTGCGCTGACGTTGTACGAACGCCGGAAAGTGGTGGCGTTGCCGGTTAGGGAGAAGGTGCCGACGAGTGGGTCGAGCACCCGGCTGTGGGTCAACGTGACCGGCTGACCAGTCTCCGTAAAGCTGCCTGTACCGCCGCTGAGGTAGTAGGTGCGCGACAGAACAGGACTACCGCCCGTCAAGGAGAACGTACCAGTGGCAGCCTCCAGTTGATCGGTGTCGGACAGAGTGACCGGGTTGCCGGTCAAGACCAGTGCCCCCGTGTCCGCCGTCAGTGCGTAACTGCGGCGAAGACTCGGTTGACCACCTGTCAGCGCAAAGGTGCCGGCATCAACCGACAGGTTGTAATTAGTGACGCCACCAGCGACGGTCAGCGTGACATCGTTGCCTGTCAGGCTGAAGGATCCAGTGCCCCCGTCGATCTGGACGTTGTGCTCCAGTGTGACGTCGTTGCCGGTGAGGGTGAATCCGCCTGCGTCGATGGTGATGCTGTACTGCCGCGCAAAGTCCGCTGTATTGCCCGTCAGCGTGAACGTGCCGACAACGGCCTCCAATAGCTTGGGGCTGACAATTGTCAGATCGACTGCATTGCCGATCAGGGTGAAGCTGCCGGTGTCTCCCGTGACGCTCCAGGCTGTGACTTCGCGCACGGCCACATAAACCGCCGCCACGTCGTCGCTGCCAGCGTTAAAGCCGACGTTGCGGGCGCCTTGGCCTGCGGTGGTCTCGCGGACCATCGAGTTGCCAAAAGCGCCGAGGTCAATGCTGGTCAGCAGCGTGCTGCCTGTACCCGCAGGAGCAGGTGTTGCGCCGCCGTAATAGGTGGCGGCATAGCGCAGGCTGTCGATGCCAGAGCTGCCATCGTCAATGGCAACAGGCGCCAGTGCTTGGTTGTTTTCTTCAATCTGAACACCAGTGACGTTGACATCGGCGGCAGCGGTTACCGTCGCCGCCGAGGCATACATAATCGTGGCGTTGTTAGTCCGGTTGACCGTGATGGTCTGGTTGCCGGATGACAAGCCAGATCCCAGGAAGAACATGTCTGTCCGGCCTGGCTCTTGCGCAGTGTCAATAGCAACAGCGCCCGCCACGCGCTCCAGCTGCGTGCCGCCGTAGGTGACCGAGGTGATGAAGTCGCTCGCGCTGATCGTATGCACGAAAACGAGCACCCCCTGAGGAGTACCCGTCTGCGTATGCGTCCACGAAAACGCCGCCTGGTTGGTTGAGCCCGTTGTCCCGGTGTGGGACTCGGAGGCAGCACTATGGGCGACAGCCACCGTCCCGCCTCCGCGTCAGTTATCAGGCCAGGGTCAGGATGCCAGCAGCGTCCCAGGTGATCGTGAAGGTCTCGCCGTTCAGCAGGTTGACCTTGCCGCCGTAATCGTAAAAGCCGATCAGCTCGTCGTTGGTTGCGGTGTCGTTGTACAACACGACCCACTGGAACTCAGGCACGGTGCCGGTGGCGGTCAGCACCAGGTCGTTGGCGTCCAACTTGTAGGTGCCGCTGGTCTGGGCAGATGTCACACCAGCCAGGTTGCGGCCCGTGGTGGTGCCGTTCTGGATGTTGGTGTAGCTGATCTGCGTGATGTTGCTCAACTGCGTGTTGGTGTTAACAGGCAGCGTGTTGGTCAACGCCACGGTCAACGTGTCTGAACCGAGGTTATGCACCTTCTCGGCCAGAGCCTCAACAAAGGAGTTGAACTTGGTAAAGGTAGCCATCGGGTCAGAAAGCCAAAGTGACGTTCATTTCTCCCACTGTACCTGCGGTGGCGGTAATAGTAAGCCACACGTAGGAATTGGCTGGGATTGGTTGGTTTTGGACAGTGGCGGCAGTGCCAGTGGTTGTATTGGTGACGGTGGCAGGTGTGATTGCCGGGGTTCCGGCTGAAGTACGGTTGGGGGCGTAGCGTAATTCGTAGGTGACACTGGGGCTGGCGCCACTGACGAGGGCAGTTACCGCAGTGATTGTGGTCTCCACGTCCGTGCGGAACAACGTGAAGGTGTCGTTGGCGATGGGGCCGGTGATGGAGACCGAGCGGGGCGCGGAGTTGGGGATTTTGGTCGGCTGCCACCGCTGGTAGGTCTCGGACCAGCCCAGATACTCCCGGTCGAGAGCACCACCGCCGACCTCGACGTCGTGGCAATCCTCGATTTTGCGTCCGGTCTCGGCACGGACAAAAATAACCCCATCAGTTGGGTGGGATTTAGTGACAGCCGCAACAGCAATCTTCAGATTCGGTGCTGCCGGCTCTGTCGTCTGAAAAGTGCCAGGTGCAGATGGACTCAGCCACAAAACGCTGTCCTCTGGGTAGGCACTGGTGTCGATTCCTCGTACCTTGCCGAGCGTGGTGACGTAGCCCGTGGCTCCAGGGGCAATGGATTCGGTGGTGACGCCGAAAAACACGTAGCCCGGGACGCTGCCGTCCGAAATCATTGGGCCGATTTCGATGTAACCCGTAGTCGAACTGGAACCCGTGAACATCACCGGGGTGCCATCCGCAATGGTGCCGGCACTCGTGTTTGTGCAGCGGAAGGCCAGTTCTTGGCCGACTTGGTAGGTGACGCCCGGTGTGCCGACGTCCAGGGTGCCTTCAGTGGCGTTCCAGGCGAGTTGGCCGGTGGTGACGATCTCGGCGGCGGCTAGATCGAAGCCGAGTTTGTCCAGCGTGGGAGAGTCGGTCCAGGCAGTGTCGTAGTTGGTGCTGGTGGCCTTGACGAGGACGTCACCGAGGTTGCCGCCCAAGGGGACGCCAGCCTGGGCATACATGACCTGCGCGACATTGACGATGGCACTAGGGGCCTGCGGGTGGGTGCCATTGACTGGAATCGTCTCGACCTGTACGTCAATGTGATCGGCAACCCAAAAAACTTCGATGTAGTCGTTGTTGGCGGCCGTCAGTTGGTATTCGAGGGTTAGACAGTCGTGGTAAGGGACACTGACCGATTTGCGCGGTTCCAGGTCGATTCGAGTGTTGCTATCGGTAATCGTGGTGCCGTTCTTTTTGAAGAAGACGTTGACTTCGGTGACGTTATTTCCGTTGTTTGTTATCTGTAGCGATACGAGGATTTTGTAGGTGCCAGCCAGCTCGAAGTTGATGCGGCTTTGGTTGGTTACAGAGATGCCACGGCTTTCAAGGGTGGTGCCGAGACGGACAGCTTGGGCGGCAGAGGTGGAGACGAGATCTTGGGTTGTATTGTCGATGATGTTGGCGTACAAAGCCACAATGCCGCCCGGACCCTGGGGTCCCAGGGCGGTGGTTTCGACCAGGACTGCGGGACTGGGGGCGGTGACGATTGCTGTGTCGCCATTACCCTCGGTAACGACGACTGTATTGGCAGCATCCGTGATATTTACCGTTGTCATGCGGTGTAACCCTCGGACACGTAAATATTGCCCTCCAGGTAGTATTCGCGCAGGCCACTAGGGTTCTCCAGCAGCACGTCGTAGTAGCACTCGTCGGGGAGTGATGCTGTTTGCGTGTCTGTTAGTGCGATTGCTATTTGGCCGTTGGGGCGGCTGACATACGTGACTGTGAAGTCGGCGTATTTTGTTGTGCGCTCGCGGTTCCAGACCTGGGAATATGCCGTCCAAGCGGTCAGGTTGATCGGGGTGCCAGTGCTGTCCTTGAATTGCAACGACACGCTGTAATCAGCACGGCGTTGTAGTGAAATGTTGTATGCGCCAGGGGAGACAGCCATCTCACTCGTCCTCCGTTGTGGTCATTGTATTCGGCTCTGGTTGCTCGGCTGTCTCTACTACGTCCTCGATTGCGTCGGCCTCTTCTTCGATGTTGATGTTGTCCGGCAGGATTTCGCCTCGGCGCAAGATCTCCAGCAGCATGGAATCGCTGATCTTGCCCATTTGGTTGAGTTGGGCTAGGACGGAAACGTCTTGGCCGATGAGGCGGTAGTAGTCGAAGTCGCGGTCGATGGTGATTTCGGGCGGTTCCATGCCGACGTATTCGGCAGCGAAGGCGAACGCCTGGTTCAAGGCGGACTCCAGTTCCTGGCTGATGATCGAGAGGACCGAGTTGGATTGGGCCTGGTCGATGCGTTTTGCCTCGGCAGACTCCGCGACGAACTTCTGGCCGAACAGTTTGGTGACACCCAACGTGGACATTTGGGATGCAAGGGACTCCAGTTCGGCCATTTGGGCGTCGAAACTGGTGGCGTCGGCCTGCACGTAATACGCCTTGTTGCCCGGTTGCATGGCAATGGCGTAGTTCACGCCCATCGTTGCGGAACCCGTCGTGTCGTCCCAGCCCTCTAGGACCAACGTCGGCATTGCCGCGATGTGGAGGGCGTGGATCAGGTCGGCTTGGCGTTGGTAGTGGGTGATGTTCAGGTTGGCGATGTCCAGCAGCGGAGGTTGGGAGATCAGCAGACCCCGGCGGTTGCTGTAGATCGGCACCAGAGGGATCTCGGTGAGGCTGTAACCGCCCGATTCGCTGAACTCGACTACATCCTGCCCCAGGGTGTACAGGTCGTACTTGCCGGGGTAAATGACGCGCATCTGCTCGATCTGTTCCTCACCGAACTCGTTCAGCGGGCGGACGTCGTAATCGTGGATGCGGACCTGCAGCAGGCGGTTGGTGCCTGATTCCTTGCGCCAACCCCAGATTTGGGCGGCATCGACGTGGACGAAGTACGGGCGGCGGCCCATCGCACGCTCCTCCGCCAAATTCAACGCGCCCATCGCCGCCGGATAATCCACCAGGATTGCGCTGTGGCCGTAAGTCAGGCTGCTGACCAACGCACGACGGGCATACTCGTTGATGCTGGAACCCAGGCCGTCGATGTTCTGCGCCAGGTCAAGCCAATACTGGTCGCCCTCGATATGGATGGGCTTACGGAGGATTGCTCCAGCAGCGGTCTCGATTAAGCGGCTCGTGTACGGCGAAAGTACGGACCGATCTACGCGGGTGGCGTAAGCGTCTTGGTCTTCGCGGGGTTCCTGCGGGAGGTAAGTCTCGGCAAGGTCGCGGATGTAGTTGGTGCCACGGGTGACGGCAGCCATTACGCCCCAGTCGGGCATCATGGCGATTACGTCGAGGCTGCGGACGAAAGGGGACTCGCTGACTACAGCGCCAGTTGGGGGGATGTTGGCGCTGTAAACCACGGTTTGACTCCTACTTTGTACCTATTTTGGCACTTCGGGCCGCTGTTTTTTAGGTGTCCACGTAAATCTAGGGTTTCTGTTCTTGGCTTGTTGCTCAATGGTGGCCCACCGGACGTTGCCGGGTTCGTAGTGGCCCATAGGATCTATTCGGTCCAGTGTCATGCCTTCCGGGCGAGGGCCGAGTTCCTCCAAGAACTGCGCGTAAGAGTCAAACCGAAACTCCACTGTGGCGTATGCGTTGTGGTGGTTTGTTTTGACGCGCCGTTTTGCTTTCTGGAAGGATTTGTAGGCCCCTTGATTTTTTACGCAATCTTCCGGAGCTTTACGCACTGCATCCCAGCGGGTGTCACATGCCTTGATCGCGCATGAACGGCACAACAGGTCCCGACCTTCTTTAACGGCTTTCGCTACCAGGTCCTTACGGGTTGTTCGACTGATGCCGCATGTGGGACATGAGACCTCGACGTACGAGTGGTGTGCTGCCACGAGAATTAACTGGTTACCAGTTTATTCTAGGTCCATTTGCTGCGGTTTGCCCAAAATGCGGCGGACATTTTGCCTTTAGCGATATTTTTGGCGTGTCGCGCTTTGAACGATGCCCTTCTGGCCTTGTCCGCTGCTGATTCTCCTTTTTGTGCTGGTGAGCCAGTTACGCCCTGCTGTCCGAAACGGATGAGTTTTACGGTGTTGCCTTCCTTGGCGAGGACCGCGTGGGACTTTTTCGGGTGGCCCGGGGTGCGCTTGGGCTTGTTGTAGCCCGCAAATTTCTCACCGCGATACTCAATCATCGTCGTCTTCCTCCTCTACCTCGTCGTCTACATCCACCAGCACCTCAACTCCAGTGAAGATGTTGCCCATGAAGCCGGCAAATAGTGCGGCATCCTGGGGAGTTTTGAAGCTGAACGTTACCTCGGACCTGCCGGTCTCCGCATCGACCTCAATGAAGGTCGGGTAACCGTGGATCGTGTGGATGGTCACTTCTTTTTGGGCTTTTTGGCGGTTTTGGCCGATGCCTTGAAGGCAGCAGCCGTGGGGGCGCCCTTTGCTCCAGGCTTACGCATGGATTCGCCACTTCCGGCGGCAATGCGCTTGCGTTTGGCGGCGATATTGGCGTACAAACCGGGTTTCTTAGCCATTACTTTTTACCTTTTTTCTTGGGTTTGGCCATACCAGCCTCGGACATGGCGATGGCGATGGCCTGTTTGCGGGACTTCACCACTGGACCCTTCTTGCTGCCCGAGTGGAGTTCGCCCTTGCCGTACTCGCGCATGACCTTGGCGACCTTTTTCGCAGCTTTGGTAGGCTTTTTGGCGGCCATTTCAGGCTCCAGCAGCGGTATTACCACACACGATAGTTGGTCTTACCCATGGATTCCGGTTTGGCAAGGTTGAAAACCTGCAGGCACATGTAGCCGAGGGCGTCGAAGGCGTGATCCACGCCCAGATTTTTGTTGGGGAGGCCCGTGTTAGGGGCGTAGGTCAAGGTGCGGAGGGATTTTATTAATTCTTTACACCGCGGGTGGATGAAGAGGCGGCGGGTTCCAGAGGCGTCGAGCAGGGCGGTGTTGACGCAGGTGATTTTGTCGCGAATTTTCCAGGGGGAGCGCGGGCTGGAGACCGTGAAGCCGGATTTTCGCAGGATGTTGTGGTCGGTTGCGCCAACGCCGCTGGTTTTGCGGGCGCCGCCTGTGGGGTCGGGGCAGGCGATGATGCGGCGCTCCACGCCGTAACGGGTTTGGATCTCTTCGCACAGATCCCAGGTGGTGGCGCCACCCGTCATGATGATTTCGTCGAAAACCCACAGGACGTCGCCCTTTTTCACCGCGCAAACGGCGGACATGGGGTCGATGTTGAAGTCCACCCCGATCAGCAGGGGCAAAACTGGTAGATCTTGTACAACTTTGTCGATGTTGTCGTCTGAAAATGAGACGGCGACAAGACCGCTGAGATTCTCGAAGCTGGCCTCGAACTCCTGGCGGAAGGTCCGGGCGTCGAGTTGGGCGCGGGCAGCCTCGATTTCGGCTGGTGGGACGTTATCGCCCTCGATCGTGGTGAATTGCCACCGGGCCCAGTCCGGATCGTCCTCCTCGCAATAGCACCAGAGGTCGTAAAACCAGCTCGCCGTTCCATCCGGGGTGGAGATGAAGAGGGCCCACCCCTGTTTGTCGGCCAACGCGGGTCGGATGACCTCGAACCAGACCTCGGAGTCCATGAAGGCGGCCTCGTCGAGAACAACTCCCGCGAGGCTTCTGCCTCGCAGGGCCATTGCGTTCTCCGTGCCCTTCAACTCGATGGTGCTGCCGTTGACGAGTTCGATCTTGAGGTCGGTCTCGTTCTTGCTCTTTACCCAGGCTTTAGGGACGAGGCGCTTCAGCAGCTTCCAGACGATGTCCTTCGCCATCCGGTAGCTAGGGGCGCAGTAGAAATAGGTTTCGCCCGGACGTTCGATCGCTCCACGCAAAAGTTCGACGCAAGACAGGTAGCTCTTGCCGAATCGGCGGCCGGCGACCAGGACGCGGAATCGGGTGCGGCTTGCAAAAACTTCGCCCTGTGCGTGGCGAAGACTCACATTGTTATCACTCATGCGGACTACCCTACTGCAATAGAAGGTAGTGGGTGCATATTTTTTGGGCTGGCGTGTTCCAGTCGCTGGAGAATCGAACCCCTACCCCGTGGCTGTGTAACAGAAGAGAGAAATGGGAATGTGTCAGTAGGTTCCCTGGACCGTGATCAGCACCCCCGCAGCACCGAACCCCACCCCCGGTGGAGGGGGCAGGGTGGGGGCGGTTGGGGGTGGGCGATCAGCCGAGGCCGCCTGGTGCGAGGCCTCGCACGTGGCCACCCTTAACCGCGATGGCCCTTAGCACGATGCGCTCGGGATCGTGACGGATAGTCGCGGCAACGGCCTCGGCCACGCTTAGGCGCGGTGACCACTCGGTGCAGGCTAGGCGTCCCCCGTCGAGCAATAGATCCGGGTAGGTGTGATAGGTAGCAGCGGCCATGGTGTGATCTGTTGGATCTGTACTGTGCAATCCTAGCAGCACGCCGAACGGATCGCGACGCGCAACGCCCCAGGTTTCGGATTTCTTCCGGTTCCGGTTCGGCGTGTTTCGAAATCGCCCGAATCGCAGGCCGCGACAGGTGAGACGCTAGCGGTGCAGTCTCAACCGTGCGACGGATGGGACCTGGCGAACTGTGGGGGGCAGTTTGCAAGATCGCCACATCTGCTGTATTGTGCTAGGTAAGCAGCACCTAGGCCCGACCCGTGGCCATGCTGCGCTCGCCATGCTCCGCCCCATCCCCACACTGCACGGCACCGCGCTAGCGGTGTCCGCACTGTTAATCGCAACGGCCGCACTCGCATTTGACGCGGGCCGCAACACGTGCCCATCCCATCCCGCACAATCCGCCCACCTCACCCGCGCCGCACGATGATCACCCGGAAGAAATACCTTGCCGCTATCGGTGAGGTCGGCCCCGATGCCGAAGCTCTGCTGCATCACGCCTTCTATATCCAGTTCGCCACACCTGCACTTGTCTCACGGGTACGCGGGCAGTTCGGCCCCGAAGAACTGCTGGTATCCCGTGACCCCCACCTAAACGACATACCGCTAGCGCGTTGGGATGACCTAGCCCGATCGTCCTATCCCTTTATGCCCCACCACCTGATCAGCGACGCCGGGGCCTTCTACTCCCTTTCGTTTGGGGTCTGCCTCCTGAAGGCCATCGCCCGCGACGTTCAAACCTCCCTACGTTCCCTCGCATCCTGACCCGTGCCAAACCTTTCCCCAGAACTTCGACGCCGCATCGCCGCCCTCGACGGATGCCAGGGGCGCTGGATTCTCGACAATCGAGCCACTGACGGCGACTACAGTTACGCTCTCCGCTCGCTAGGCGAAAGCTTCGCTAGCCCGGATGGCCGCTATGTCAGCGCTGACACCGCCGAAGACGCGGCCCGCTTGTGCGCGTCTCTCCACTGGCGCGGCCCCGTGCTGCTTTGGCATTCAAGCTATTTGGACGATGACTGCAGCTGGCCTGGCGGTTACAGCGCCCCAAGCATCTACCGATCCAACGCCCGCGTCTTCCGTGACGATCACCGTAAGGCGCTAGCGGCAGGCGCTGACGGCGACGGCCCAGGCCTGAGCCTAGACGTCCGCTACGTGACGGACGACATGCTCGAAGAACTGCAGGCGCTGGAAAGCTACCCGCTGCTATCGGAAGACGATCACTCCGAACTAGAAAGCGACCTGCAGGCCGAAGCCTGGGACGACTGGGCCGAAAGCGACTGGGCTAAGGCCGTCGCTAAGGCGTTAAATCAGTACGCTCCGGACGATGCGGACCGGTACTGGGCCGAAGAACGTCTGGAAGACGTGTCAGCGGACAAGCTGCAGGAGCTTTTTTACGCCTGCGCCGATCGCTCCAATACGTACTGGCAGGAAGAACAAGGGGATCAGTGGATCGACCTCGACCGGGTAGCGTCAGCGATCGACCTAGACGACCTGCGCGACCTAACCGGCCTGCCGCTGCTGGATCCGTCCCAAGCATGGCGCCGGGAATCCTACCCGTGGCCGGACGGGTCAACGGATCCGCTTGTGGCGGCGTTGGCACAATGACCCGATCCACCGATAAGGAGCGCGCCAGTCGCGAGGCCGAAGCGCTGGCGCTTTTAAGCTCCGGCGCCGGGTCAGCCTATGCGGCCCAAGTGCTAGCGGAACGGCACGGCGTCAGCCTGCGGCAAGGGCGCCGCTACGTTGCGGCCGCATCGTTTGAGCTATGCGACGCGGCAACACCGGCAGAACTTGACCGGCAGGCAATGGTCAGCCTGCACCGGCTCGACCTAGTCGCGGGCCGTGCCATGCAGGCAGAGGATCACGCGTTGGCCGTGTCAGCGACTAAGGCCCACTGCGCCGCATTGGCCCAGTTCCGGCGTGCGATCACCGCGCCAGCCGTTAGGTTCCGGCTTCCGTCACAAGCTGGCGCCGACCTACCGTTCTGACCGATCACGCCCCAGCGCCTAGGCGCCCCGCTATGGGGCGCTTTTTTGTGTCCTAGTTACGTCCGCGCCGCCCCGGAAGTCGGCACCGTCAGCCCCGTCTAGACGCCCCAGCAAGGGGCCCCAGTTCTGGAGTGGCTTCTACCCGTTGCGCCCCGCTTAGGTGGCCCTTGCTGGCGATCCTAGACGGCCTAGGCCCACGCTACCGGTAGCGTCCCATCCCAGGGCCGGACACCAGGCGCCCCAGTGCTAGGCCGTGTGGCCTGTAGGCCTGCCGGTGTCCAGGGCCTATGTCGCCCCACGCCTACAGGTAGGCCCGCCCAGCCCTAGAGGACCCGTAAAAGCCCCAGAACCAAGGCTATGAATGGCTTTTTCGAGGCTATGAATGGCTTTTCAGGCAGCCATGAATGGGTTTTTGTCGAGGGCTTTAGCCCGAGGCTTGCGTTGCTGCCATGAATGGACTATTGTGCAAGACAAGAGGACAAGCCCAACCGTTAGGCCCCTCTCCCCAGTCAAATGGCCAACCACACCGCTATCCGCCAGCTGATCGAGTCTGCCGGCAGCCATTTCGTTTCTGTGCACTTCGTCAAGCAGGACGGCAGCCTGCGCCAGCTCACCTTTAACCCCAAGCATGTGGGAGAGGTGAAGGGCACCGGTCATGCCCTGAAGGATCCAGCCGCTATCGACAACATCGTGCGGTGTATGGACATTGCCAAGGGCTGGCGGTCGTTCGACTGCCGCCGCGTGTGCAAGCTCACGGTGAATGGCGAAACCGTCGAGTTCACCCTGGAGATCGACAGTTAGTTCCAACCATTGAATGGGTTTTTGTGCGGGGGCGTCAGCTCCCGCGCTTGTCTTCGACGGTGATGTTCAGGGTGGGGGCTTGATTGGCGGCCTCCTCCACGCTGCCCTCGCCCATTGCACGTCCCAGGCTGTCAAGAAGTTGTGCGACCACCTGGAAGTTGCCGCGCTTGAGTGCTTTCTTGATGGTGTGCATACGCATGTTGTTGACTTGATTCAGGAATTCCGCCCGTTCACCAGCGAAGTCTTCCCGCATCAACAGTTTGGCAGCAGCAATATACTTCTCCGCCTGGCGGTAGCTGACACTGTATTTAGTGGATAGCTGGCAGGCGTTTTCACGGTATGCTCCACCCTGCAACATCAACATGTAGGCAGCGTTTACACGCTCCTGCATTTGAGTTTCTGTGATTGGACGCCCTTTTGAGAAACGGTTTTCAGCACGAGTGAATGGGGAAGGTAGACCCTTCGGCTTCTCGGGCTTCACACCACCGTCAATCGGTTCGATGTCGTCGCTGTCTTGAATGTCGTTGAAGTCGGCCACAGGCTAACTACCAATAAGCTGAACGCAGTGTAGGGCTATTCCAGTCCTGAATGGCCGTTAGCGACTGGCGCAATAGCTTCCGGTCCGGTACCAGCCCAGTGGGCATGTTCCAGCTCGTTGAATGATTTCCGGGCTTTTTGTCGAGGGCGTAGCCCGAGACGGCACACAGTAGGAACCACTGCTGTACCAGCCAAGGGGGCAATAACCGACCTTAATCACTGGTGTCTGCAGGCCTACTACAGTAGAAAGGAGTAAAGTCAGCATGAATGGGGCTGCATGGACTCGGTGTAGATCCGTACGCGTTCCAGGTAGGCGTCTTCCGCATGTACCAGCTCGTCTTGGGTGAGGGTGTAGACGTCTGGGTCGCCACACCTGCGGGCTAGTACAACTGCACCACTCTGGGGACGGAGGCTGGTGAGGTGCTGGAGTCCCAGTGAGTACGCTCCGAGCTGGTGGACGTATGAATGGCCTGCGTTCATGTAGGGCATTTTGTTGGTGGTGCTGGTCTTCCAGTCGCAGATGCAGATGCCTGAATGACCCTTGAGGGATACCAGGGCGTCGCATGTTCCAGCGAAGCCGGCTGGGTGGTGGATGCTGAATTCGCTGGCGAAAATTTCGGTGACGTTCTCGACGATCCAGTCGGAGAGGCCACGGGCGTAACCGGAGGCGCTCCAGCCCACGTGGGGGAGGTGTTCGTGGACCTTCTTCAGGGCCCACTGGGTGATCGGGGTGGGGATGCGTGCCAAGCCCTGGCTGTCCCACTTGATCGAGTTGCGCTTGTTAGCCGTGGAACGTGCCAGTTGTTGGGCTGTTTTGAGGAGGTATTCGGCCTGGTTGTGGGCGAGGTTGCCTCTCCGGGCTGCTACATCCCGCTGTTGAGTGGCTTCGACTTCACCGAGGCGTGCGACCCAGCGTTCCAGTCCTGATTTATCGCTGGTTTCCTTCAGGATGTGTGTAACACTACTGTAGACGTTGCCTTTGGCGTCGCGGTAGACCCGGAATGGGCCCGAATTGTCTTGTACCAGCTTCCACTTTCTGAGGTTGGCGAGGGTGTCTTGTGTGTTAGCTGGCATTTAGATACTCTTTCCCATAACTACAATACCCTGAAAAATTCCTTGTGGAGCACTCGACCCGCGCCTATGTAGGCAGCCTGAGCTTCGGCTTTGGTGGCAAAGGTTCCAAGGTAAAAGTGCGTACCGTCGGCACCTATCTGGGCAATCCATTTCCCATCTGTTTTGCGTTGCGTACAACCAGACGAAGGAATGTTCCTGTTGTTTTCCGCAATTGTGGCAGGGCGGAGGTTCCACATCCTGTTGTTCAGTCCGTTTCCGTCGATGTGATCCAGGTACATCGGCGGTTGCTCTCCGGTGCAAAAAGCCCAGACAAGGCGATGCGCCCTAAATAGCTGCTTGTCAAAGCGGATCAGTCTGTACCCGTGACTGCAGCACCCTGCTACAGAGCCCAACAGAGTGTTTTTACTGGCTTTTACGCGCCAGTGCAGATTTCCTGTGAGCGGGTTATAGGAAAAAACTTCGCACACCCGCTCGATTGGAACGGGGTTCACATAACCTTCAGCCATCGCCTGGTAACGCAGGTGGTCGGGGGCAGGGTGTTGGAAGCACCGCTGCCCCTTAACTTTAGCCGTTAACCGCTATAAGTCAACCTGCTTTGAAGGGGTTGGCTCCTGTTAAAAGCCTCGAAATGTCGAAACCACTGGACTTGGCTTCGATCCAGGCTGCATCAATGTGCTCCTGGGCGCCCTTCTTACGGGGCACTGGACGCAGGGTGTACTCCGTCAGGAGGCCCGAGCCCTTCTTGCTGAGGTTGAAGTCCCAGGCAAGCAGGTCCTCGTAGTCGTCCATTTGGCTGATCTGGTCCAGCTCTTTGATGATCGACTTTTGGGTCAGGCTCATCACCTGGACCGCGCCAGCGTCGAAGTTGTAGACCGGGGCGGCAACGAAGAACTTGATGTCCACGGTGCCAGGGCCGCCACGTCCTTCACGCGGCTCGAAGTCGCCCATCTCGGTGGCGATGTCCTCAGGGGTGGGCTCGTACTCGAAACGGAACGGCTTCGACTGGCCCTCGCTGTTGGCGCCCCAGACCTCGTAGCCCTCAAGGGGCTGGTCGGACAGGAGCGCGAAACGGACAGAACCACCGTCGGTCAGCTTGCTGACCTGGAGGTAACCGCCGCCGGTTGAACCGCTGTTGACGGATGCAGAGGCTTTCTTGGAAAGGAATCCCATGGTCGGTTTGTAGGGGTGTGGTCGGGCTGTGGTGCCCAACGTGTGACACAGTAGCACCGGGTTGACCCGGCGTCTACCCTACGAAAACGGCCCCAGCGAAAACCGCCGAGGCCGTGGTTCAAACATTCCTGTAGGAGTCTAACACTGTGTCAAGAGAGTCTCAAGAGTTGCTGGCCTTTGTGCGCCAGTTGCCGGTGGGCATGGCGTACACACCCATTTACGCCAAGGGCTGCAAGCTTGTTTCCGGAACAGTCAGCAAGGGCAAGACACCCCTGGAACGGGCGCACCACGCAGACCTGACCCCGGCTGACGTTGCACTTCAGATCGAGCGGCGGCACGACGTTTTCCGGGCTGTTGGTGTTTTTACTGGCCCTCGAAGCAACGGTCTGGTGATCCTGGACGTGGATCGCAACCTCGCCAAGCTCAAAAGCAAGTGGGGTGAGTCGCTGGAAGGGGCCCCGATGGTCACCAGCACCAAGGCCAACGCGGCTAAGTACCTATTTCGGGTGCCCGAGGAGCTGTGGCCCGAGGTCAAAGGTTTTGGACTTTCGGATACTGGGGCCGGCTATGAGGTCCTGTGGGGGCGCCAGGGGCTTCTGTACGGGGCTTACCCGGGGTCTAGCGATGGGAAGGGCCCGGAGGGGTTCTATGGCTTTGTAGGCGATCTGGAGGCCATCCCAGAAGCTCCAGCGTGGTTGCTGGCCGAGATGAAGGACCACGCCGGTAAGGAGGTGGCCGATGGCGGCTTCATCAAGAACCGGAAGGCCCTTGACTTCTCAGATCGGGACCCGGACGAGGTGGCCGAGATCATTCAGTCGGCACTGCGGGTGATTCCAGGGCAAGGCGGCGGGAGCCGGGACCACTGGGTCAAGGTGGGCATGGCGATCCACTCGGAACTGCCCACTGAAATTGGCCTGACGCTCTGGTCGGCGTGGTCCTCGGATGACCCGGAATACGCCGAGGAATGGACCGACGGCAACCCCTGCGAAGAGGTCTGGAAGAGCTTCAAGAAAGGGCCCGTGAGCCTAGGGACGCTGTTCTGGATGGCGGACCAACAGATGCCCGGACGGCTTTGGCTGCCCGAAGACCTGCGGAAGGTGGTTACGGAGGCTGAACAGGATCGTGTGCAACGGTTCCGCAGCACTGGTCTTTCGCACGAGGAAATTGTCAAGCGAGCCACGGCAGCTATGGCGCTGCCCAATCCTTCGGAGGTGCAGCACAAGCTCCACGAAATTGGACTGGAAGCTGGTTACCGGGACTCGTCCGCTGTCGTACGGCTACTGATTGCGGACCAGGAGTATCGCCGTGGCTCACACGGGGGCAGTCTTCAGGAAATTTTTGCAACGGAGGAGACACCTATCGAATACCTGATCCCCGATCTGCTTCCTAAACCAGGCACCGTTCTGATTCACGGGCGTGGTGGTTGCGGCAAAACCATGGCCGTGATGACGCTCGCCAAACACATTGCACGCGGACTTCCCTTTTCCGTGCGTGGTGCTGAAGTGCCAGTTGAAAAGGGGAAAGTGCTTTGGCTGAACGGCGACCAAAACAGCCGACGGATGCGTAAACAGTTCCAGGACCTGGAATTTACCGCTGATGATCCGGTTGTAGTACAGAACAAGGTGTCGATGCTCTGGTACCCCTGGTTTATCCAGCAGATCGAAGAGCACCGTCCTTCGCTGGTGGTGTGGGACTCCGTGACGGCCTGTATGCGGGGATGTGCCTACGACCAAAACAAAGCCGAGTACGCCGAGCCGATCTACTGGTACAGCGCGGAAAACGGCGAGAGCTTCCCGGCAACCACCATCGTCTTCATCCACCACGCTGCTAAAAGCGGCGACTTCAGAGGCACCTCTGCGCTCCAGGACGCCGTGGATGAGTCTTGGGCTATCAACCGCCCGGAGAAGTCCGATCTGGAGCGTGTGGGGGCTTCTGCGCGGCTCATCACCATCGGTAAGAGCCGGGAAGGTAACGAGGGCAAGCAACTGGTGTTGCGCCAGCGGGAAGACCTGACCTTCTCGCTCCAAGACCTTCCGGCTATGGATGGCGTCGACTCCGCCAGTCCTGCGTCGATCATCGACCGGGTGCTCCAGCGCCTCCGGACCAAAGGCGTGCCCATGACCAAAACGGAACTGAACGCTGATCCACTGCTGGGTGGAAGCGTCAGCGCCATCTCGAAGTCCCTCCAGCGTTTGGTGGATCGAGGATTGGTATCGGTTGAAGGGGAACGTTCCAGTAAGCGGTATTTAGCAGTACTCGCGCACAGGGGGGGTGGAGGGACAACCTGTCCCAAAGAAGAAAAATCCAGTACTGGAGCGGGATCTGAAGAAAACGGTTGTCCCATTTTGTCCCAAGTTGTCCCAAGTTGTCCCAAACCAGAGCCTGGGGAGGGCATCGAGACACCAAAAGGACAGGTTGGGACAAAACGGGACAAAACAGGACAACCCAAAACAGCAGATCCCTTGTGCAGCAATGGATCTGACAGTTTGGGACACGAAGACATCTCTATCTTCACGCGTGAGAACCAGCGCACGTCCTCCGAGATCCACCAGCTGAAGGAGGCGGCATCCAAGGCGTGGGAGTAGTAAGATTGTGCGGTTAGTACACACTTGTATGAACCGCATCACTCTTTCGTGCAACGACGTGACCGCGAACGAACTGGAGTGGCTATCCCAACGCACCATGCGTAAGCCGTCCAATCTGTTCGCGGTCCTTCTTAGTCAGGAAGTTCAGCGTCACTTGGACGCCATGCCCGAAGCTGAACGGGCCAAGGTCTACGAAGAACTCACTGGTGTCCGAGTTGTTTCCTTGTTGTGAAGGTCGGTACAGGAGGGCAACCGATGCCACACGCGCCTAACTTTTTTCTATGGCTGCTTCGCCTAATGGGGCCATTTATCTGGAGAGATCCGGTGTCTACAACCAAGTCCAAGCCGAAGCCGCCGAGACGCCCCACGCTGGCTGTCATCATTGGCGCCGTGCCCGATGACGTCTTTGCCGTCATCCGCATGAGCTGGTTCCGTCAAGGCCGACCTGTTGAGGT